GAACCCGAGCAGCGCGCCGTCGCCGATCAGCTTGCGCCCATAGGCGTTGACGGACTCGGTCAGCGCATCAATCAGCGCCTGGTCAATCGGCTGGTCGATATATTGCTGACTGTAAAACCGCAGGGACTCGTTGAGCATATCGGCGGTGCGCCGCACGTTCTCGAAGTTTTTCATGTGCGTCACGCTCGGAAACGCCGCCGTACGGTTGCCCCACAGGCGCAGACCGCTGCCGAAACTGTTGAACACCGTGGTGATGCCATTTTCGTTGAGCAGATTGACCTCGCTTTGCGGGTCGCCCGGTTTGGCGGACAACGCGCGCTCCATACCGACAATTCCCGCAATTTCCTGGTTGGAAGACGACCACCAGAAGCCCTTGTCGTTGTCGACCTTGGCACGCAGCCCGGCCGCGCGCTGGGACAGCGGCTCCAGGCGGTTCTTGTTGGTCGCTTTATCGTAGACCAGCGCATGCGGGTAACAGAGCCGTACACGGTCGGAAGACGTATTGAAGTTGATATTACCGGCCGGCCCGCGCCCATTGATGGCCTGGGCGAACGTGGTGCCAACCGGCGCATCGACGTAGGCCAGCGCCTTGTACTTCTCGGCGCAGGCAATCAGTTCAACCGTCACCGAGTTCTGGGTGCAGTAAACCGGGGCGATCAGGATCTTCACGTCAAAACCGAACAGCGTATAGGTTTCGTCAAGGGCCTTGAGGCCTGTGCGCCTGCCTGCGGCATCGATGCTGCCAATAATATCGGCGGCGGTCACTTTCGAGGCATCAGCGTTGTCGTAGGTTGCTCTGACCTGGGCACCCACCGCAATCGCGCCATTGGCTACACGGGTGACGATGCCGGTGGCGACCTCTACGATAAAATCCTTGCCCTCGGCGTAGGTGGTTTTGGCATCCTGGCTTTTGAGCGTCACTTTGCTGACTACCGGAAACTTCAGCTGCAGTTGGTTAGTCGCCTTGTCGAAAGTCACGTCCTGCTCGCTCTGCGTCACTTTGTGGCGCTTCGGATCAAACACATTGACCACCACCACAGTGCCGGCGCCAAAGTCGTAAATGGCCCGCAGCGCCTGCGGCAGGGTAAACCCTTCGGCTTCCTCGCCGAATTGCGCCGCATCCTTCTCGGTCAGGCACAGCGTCGGGATATTGACCGGGCCAGCCGGCGCGGTACCGACCACGGCGATAACCGCCGACTTGACGCCCTTGACCGGACGCGAGCCGCGCTCAATCTCGATAACCTCCGGCCCGTGTAAATAGTTGGCACTCATTGTTTATCTCCTTCGTCAGGGGACTTTCTGCCTTTGCCGTCAGCCGCCTTGCCCTTGTTATCAGGCTCGGGCTGCGTTTGCAGCTCAGGGGCTGGCTCAGGTTCAGGCGCCGGCTCAGCCGGCACATCGTAGATGGACGGGTCTTCCACCGGCGTCAGATAGCCGAGCATCTCCAGCGTCTGGGTATACTCATGGTCGGCAGGCATCTCGACTTCCTGTTCAGGAAACAGCAGGATCTCCTGCAGCACTTCCCCGAAGCGCAGCGTCACCCCGCTCGCCGGGCCGTTGTAGATGTATTTCATTGATATCCTCATATTCAACTTGGGTGAGCAGCGGCAGATCCGCCGACTCGCTGTCCTGAACAAACACCGTGACCGTCTCGAACGTCAGCACGTACTGCCACAGTCCCTCCCGCTGGCCAAGGAACACATCCTCGACCAGCCAGATATCACGCTGGCAGTCCGGCGGCCGCCAGCCTCCAAGGCTCTGACGCAGCAGATCAAGCACGTCGACCGCACCGCCCTTGCCGTTAAGCTGGCGCAGCACCGCCGTGGCGTTGAACCGGACGGTCTGTGGCTGGATAACCACGCCCACATCCTGCGTCCTGCCGAAGGTGGATTTGCCGTAACTCACCAGCACCGCCCCCACCGGGTGGTTGAGACGAAACTCCGCCGGGCTCTCCGGGAAAAAGTCCACATGCAGTGCCGGCAATTTCGCGCGCAGCCGCAGGACCACGGCGGATAACAGCTCGCTGACGTTCATCAGTAACGCTCCAGAAGTCCACCGGGGCCGCCGAAGCGACGCCCGGGGCTGCGCACGCGCATCTCGCCGGGCTCCGGCATATCCCGCTGCGTCGCTTCCACGCCGAGGGTGAGCTTGCCGTCACGGATGGCCACCAGGGTTTTCTCGGTGCCGCGATAGCTCTCCTTGACCGCCTCCGGCAGGTCACCCTCCGGGCGCCGGCGATAGAGCCAGTGACACACCAGATTGACGGCCAGATCACGCAATACCGTGGGCACGGCGGTCAGCGGCAGGCGGTAACGCCCGCGCAGGTGGGCATCAATCAGCTCGTCGGCATAGCGGATGGCCTCAATGATGACCGCCTCGTTGACCGTGGCCGGCAGCGCCTCGCCGATATTCATCATCACCGCGTCATTGGTGAGTTCAATCAGCGTGCGGCTGGCCATCACCGCGCCCACATCTGCCACCGTGCAGTAGGCCATTACGCCCTCCAGAGCACGCGAATAAACTGGCCTTCGCCGCTCGCCGCATCTAGGGCAATGCCCACGGTGCTGGCGCTAGCCGGCTCATCGCCGGTGGGCTCTGCCGGTTTGGGATCTTCAGGTTGCGGCGTGTCGGGTTTGCCGTCCTCGGTTGCACGTTTGGTCCGTGTCTTGCCACCACCGGCCACCACGCGGCCCTGGTCATCGACCGCCAGTGCTGCGCCGGCATCAATCACGCCACCGGCTTCTACCGCGATAATGCCCAGCACATTGACCGGCACCGCATCGCCGGCCTTGCCGCCGACCTCGGCGACACCCAGCGGAACATCACCGGATTTGCAAAGACCGCCGGTGACGCTCACCAGACGCTGCTGTGTGAGCGTGTCGGTCGCCACCACGGTGGTGGTCAGAACTACCTGCTGTGTGACCATCATCAGGCTCCTTTCACGTTGGTAATGAGGTAACCGGCATCCGAACCGACCACTGCCACCTTGTAGATGTCGGTATAGCGGACGTTCACCACCTTGCCGCCGGCGCTGTCGAACTTGTCGACCACAGGCATGCCTGTGCGGCGGAAGGTATAGCCGAACGACGGCTCGTTCTCGTCGGCGCTGTCGCCGCCGGCTTGCGGGCCCGTAATGTAGTGCAGCATCACGTTATCGGCCCACAGGTCGGACACTTTTTTACCGTCGGTTGACAGCGAACGCGGCGCCCCGATCAGCACTTTATCCACCTGGAACAGATCCTTGAGGATATCGTCCGTGATGCGTTTGCGCTCGTTGGCGCCAATGGCCGTCTGCAATGCCGGGTGGAACCGCAGCAATGCCATGACCGACGCGCCGAAGGTGATGACGTTCGGACGCAGACCGATGTTCTGGCGCACAACTTCCATGCCGTCTTCGATAACTCGCAGCGGATCGCCATTGGCCTTGCCGTCTTTCACCCAGGCCTCGTCCTTGCTCAGCTTCTTGACCGCGTTGGTCAGGTAGATTTTCGGGTTCTGCGCCATTTCGGCGGCGTAGATCTCGCGGCGCAGTTCGATGCCGTTGGTGGCGCGCCGGGCGGCCTTGGCTTCCTCGTTGAACATCGACTCATGCTGCTCGCGATAATCCACCGGCGCTGCCAGGTCGTGCTCATCCAGCAGGATATCCATGGTGTCCTGCTTTTCGCGGATCATGATGTTGCTGTCAGCACCGACGGCGCGCTTGGTGTCATAAACGGCAAAAACCCCCTTGCCGAAGGTCGGCACTTTTGCGCCTTCCTTTTCCATCTGCACCACCGGGAACAGCTGGTCACCGATGAAAGCGGCGTTCTTGTAGCCGCGCGCCACGGTGGTCAGTACCGGGTCAACGACGCGTTTCCCCTTCAGATAATCGGACATGCTCTCTCCTTACAGGCAGCGTTTGACGGCCGCTTCATAGCTGATGTTTTCGGACTGGCTCAGGGCCAGGGCTTTCTGGTGCAGGGCCAGCTGTGCCGGATCGGCGTCGGCGAACTCCGTCGTCTGTACAGCCCCGTTGCCGCGCTCTTTGGTCGCAATTTCGCTGAAGTCAACCAGCGGGGTCGCACTTTTAAACAGGGCTCGCAGCGCTTCACCGAGCGGCTGGGTGGTACTGCCCTCGGTATAACTGACCGGCTCTTCGCCGGCATCAGCAGCATCCAGCATGGCCACCACGACGTTTTTGGCCGCCGGGGCCAGTCGCCCGTCAGTCACCAGTCCGTCGGCAAAGGCCGCGTTGGCGTTGTGTACCTCTTGCTGGCGTGCCTCGCTGTCGGCCTGGCGACGGGCGTCAAGCTGACGTTTCAGGTCGGCGTTCTCCTGCTCCAGTCGCAATTTTTCTTTCTCATCCACGGTGTTGTCCTCAGTGGTGGGTGGTTCTGGTGCTGCCGGAGCAGCGGTTGACAATTCGGTAAAGGCGGGGCGCGGCGTCGATTCGGGCTGGCCGGCTTCGCGTAGTGCATCAATCTGCCAGGCGGGGATCACTTCGTCGGTGGCCTCACGGCCGAATTTCTCGATAAAGAAGTCACGCAAACGGGCAAACATCGACGCACTGGTGGTAAAACCCCATTCGGCAAACTCGACCACACCGTCTTCAGCCTCACCGAAGGTCGCACGAGCGTCGCGTG